CTCAAACCACCAGTCTGCAATAGGTACTACGGCAGCGCGGGCAACGGGCAGATATGCGCCATACGGGATTTTAGGCACAATAGGACACACAGAAACTTCCGCTGCAATGGCCTGTGCGATTTCTTCAAGCTTCGTCACGCCCGCCTCCGCTGTGGTTCCCGCGATCTTTCCATGGCCGTGATTAATGAATCAAGGGCCTCCCGAAACCGCACAAGCGCCACGTTCCGGTAAGGTGGCGCGATCATCTTGATTGTCTCGGCTACCGCCCAGCCCTCGCCACAGACCCGCCGGCAGATCATCCAATCGTTAGTCCCCATGCTGAGTTCGACACGGCGCCAGAAGCCCTTAACGTCTCTCTGGTGGTCAACGAAGCTGCCAGGACAGCCCGCCACCTTGATCCGGCCAGGATCGAAACCAGAGGGCCAGGAAGCGTTGCAGATCGACCAGCCTTCATCGAAGGCGTAGCAGGCATCGCGGCGCTCCAACGCCCGCATACCCTCTTCCCTAGCCCCATCCGTGCTTCCGGTCTTGGCCTTGTCCATCAGATGACCGCGGCGATATTCCCGCTCGTAAACTGACAGGCGTTCCCAGCCCTTTTGTGATCCAGCATGGGCCGATATGTGCCTAGTTTGGGCGAAGTCCGGCCGGATGATGGCGGGGCTGTCCACAGTATCCACCTTCGGCCTGTCGTGATGCTTGCGGGAGGGTTTCATGTACCAGCCTTTAGCCGAGAGGCGATTGATCCAATAGCCGACGCCATGGCGGGACAAGCCATTGTTGCTTGCGCTGTTGGCTGTAGTTTTTTCGCTTTGGTTGACAGTCGGGGTATCACTTGCGCAATACCCCGCACAACCAGCCGCCCAACAGTGTCAAGCCGCCGCCGATAAGAATTGCATAGCCCCAAAACTGCCAGAAGAAACCTTCGGGCAGAGGACGGTACGCGACCCTATTTCCTTCTATACCTTCGTAATGGCGGTTTTCACGGTTGCTTTGACAGTTCTGACGGGGTTCACAGTACGGATCGCTAAGAGGCAGGGCGATCTTACCGCCGCCTTGGAGAGGCCTTGGGTCTTTCTGCACAGCATCGGGATAACCAATTTCCCTGTCTCGGATGGCAAGCCGAAATTCACGTTCAACCTGGAAAACTCCGGGCGAAGCCCCGCGATCCTTCAAGGCATTCGCGGCGGTGCCATAGGGAAGGCGGGGAAGGTTAGCCCAGATGAGATTGCCCTGACCGAATTGAGTTTCGCGGACATCATCGGAGGGGCGATAGCACCAGGGCGCCCCACGGCTACTTTTCTGACCTTGAAGAGAGCCTTCCCCGCTGACTTGGTGGCGGGAATCCAGGCCGGTAGTGCGTCCTTCGTCATTCGAGCTGTAATCACATATCGAGATACAACGGGCGCGATGCATGAAACTGCATTCGCCGCGCAATACGACCCGGCTGGACACGAAATGGCTGGATGCGGCGGGCGAGCCAACAATTACCAGACCTGACGCCCGCGCCGGTTCTACCCCCAGTAGAAAAAGGGAAAATAAGCCTAGTAGAGCTAACCCTTTGACAAAACAGGGGGCCTTTTTGGTGTCAAGTAAGGCATAATCGCCAGCGCGGTAGATGCTCGATTCCAGAGCGTGACAATCGTCACAGTCCCAGTGATCCGGCCGTGCCTCTTTCCCGCAAGCACAAAGCTTTTGTGTTTCACGTGAAGCTGCGTGGGAGGATTGGCTGAAATGCTGGCTCATGCATACCTCTCTGCGTATTTTCCGCGCTTCAACATTCGGTCGGCTCGGTCTTTGGCGCTGGCAACCTCCATCTCGGTAGACGGTATGAAGCCCTCGTATCGCTCCTGGCTTAGGAAGCGGTCAGCATAGACGGGGTGATACCATTTGTTTTCCGCGCAATAGCGTTTGAAGGCAGGAATGGCCAAGAGCGCGCGCTTCCTCTGTGAATTGTTCATCAACAGCCAGCGGCGAAACGAGGTTTTTTTGCTCATGTTGTTGTTTTTAGGGTAGTTGGCCCAGAACTCCTCAAAATCTTGTGTGTACCGCGTCCGCATTCGCCTCCCCTCTACTGTGATCTATCTTCTACTTCAGTGCCGATGCTCTTGAGTTCAGACCGATGCGACCAGGCATAGGAAGACTTACCCGACATTTCTGTCAGGTAAGTTCCAGCCTGGGGCCATGCTCTTTGAGACGAGCCGACGCTTACAGGCGCAATAGTCGGGCTGCTCCGCTATTGCTTGGCTGCTGCTCCTTTGTGAGGAATTGCCCTCACCCCGTTCTTACGGCCCCAGCCTTTAGGACCACCGTTGCGCATGTGACGGACCCCCATGTAGCGCCGTCCAAACATCACCCCCATGGGAATTTCAACTCAAGGGTGACAGGCAGTTTCGTTACAGGACTTGCCCTCCCCGCACTTCCCGCATCAGATCGCCTAAGGTGAGCTCGTTTCTCCGCATCATTTGCGCGCGCTCTTGGGAGCGATGGCCTGGCTTGTTGAACTTCAGGTTCAATTGCCTGTCCACAATGATCTTGAGGCGCTCGGCGGCCGGCAGGGTTTGGGATATGGGCGTACCGCTAGGCATTAGAGGGCTCCCACATCGGCAATGTGCGACCAAGTGAGACCACGACGAGCTGCGCTTACAGATGCCCTTGAGATGCCATACTTGGCGGCGAGCTTAGTCAGAGACATATCACTGCTTCGGATGGCAATTACATCTTCCGCCGTAAGCTTTGATGCGTGATTTCTGTCGCCTCGCCTGACAACCGCGCGGCCCTTGGCCCACATGTCTGAAACATTGTCTTGCACGGTGCCAAGAAACAGGTGCGAAGGATTGACACATGCTGGAACATCGCACTTATGCAGAAGCTGAAACCCAGCCGGGATAGGTCCGCAAAAAATCTCCCAGGACGCCCTAGAGGCAATTATCCGGTCGGGACCAACGCAGAAAATTTCGTATCCGCTGGTATTTTTTCCCCGCAGCCACGGCCAGCATTCGCTACCGCTACCCTTCCTAATCATACTCTCAAACTTTGCCCTGACTGCGGGGAGTGCCATAACCGCTGCGCGAGTTTCAGATGAGGCGCGCGATAGCCGTTCGCCACACTGCAAAAGGCCCTCAAAGTCTAACTCTACGTACCGATTCAACACGCGGACTCCCAAACGGTGGCCCTGACGCCGGATGAATTTCTCCGAGTGCGGCCTGTGTCACGGATCTTACCCATGCGGAAAAGTTCGGTAACGCGTGGTCGGCAAGCTAAGACGGTAACGTTAAGCGCCTCGGCTATTTCATCGGCGGTCAGGCTTGTCATCTTCAGCAGTTCAAGCGCGCGAGCGCGTATGCTAGGCGCCCGTGGCTTCATGGCCTCGGCAGCGCGCTTGGATGTGCCAGTGCGCTTGTAGCCGGGCGAATTGGGATATGTGAGCAAGTCAAGCTGTTCCATTATCGCTTCTCCGGCGGTAGGCGCAGAGAAATTGGTTTCGGGGCGTGGCCGCCAGTCTTGATATTTCCGCTCAGAGAATACTTTGATCCGCGTAAGCTTTTTGCCCTACGAATTGCTTTGAGCAATGGGCTGGTCGGCATCTTTCTTTCGCCCTTCGCCATTATGGATACACCAAGGCAGCAAGCCCAAGCAGAACAATCGCCACGAATACAGCAGCGTAATTGTCCCATGTCTTAAGGGCTGGCGCGCGTGTTTCCCATTCCAACGCAAGCATGGCGCGTGATTGTGTGCGCTGGAAGAAATAATCCTCATGGCGAAAATCTGCGCGAGAGGAAATCATGCCGCCACCTCTGACGCCTTGGCTTCTATCTTGCGTTGCTCGCGCGCAGCTTCAATCTTCGCGGCATTCTCAATCATCTTGAATTGGCTGTCTGAAAGCAGGCGCTTCGCCTCGTTCACAAAATGCATTTTCCAATCCGGCGGCGCTTTAGGTTTGTCGTCGCGGAGCTTCTTAAGCTGTAGCTGCACTTGCTGCTTTTCTTGCCCGAGGCGGCGACGTTCCTCGCTACCCGCTGGTAACGCGAGAATGCGGCCCTCCAAGATTTGGCAGGTTTGCCGAAGCTGATTTAACTTGTCGTCACCCGACAGCCTTTCCTCGCCGTTGACCCAATCGGAGAGCCTGCCGCGAGTTAGGGATGATTGGCGCTTGTCGGATGCGACTTTGTACATGCTATTGATCACCTCCGAACAGACACGGATGCGGTTCGTCGTTTTCTTCCTCCGCAGGCTCCGGCAATTGCTGGCGCAGATATTCGACCATCATCCGTTCTTGAAACTGCATGAAGTCTGGATCGGTGTAGGCGCCGGAGAAACCAAATAGCGGTGCAAAAAGCGCCCTCGCCTTCGCGGAGCCCTGGCACATGTTGGCGACGGCCAAAAGGCTGATCGCGCTTTCGCCATTACGCTGGCTTTCGACAGCGCGCTCTGTCGTGTCTTGAAGCGCAGCGCCTTCCTTGATCGAGAATTGCAGCATGATCTGCTGCGTTTCCCGGATCAGGTCGTGCCGCCCAAGCATTCTCACGGGCTGGTTCGGTTCTGACCGAAGCACACTTCCGCGCGCACGGCGCGGATAGCTTCCATGCCTATGATGCAGATGACTTTCGCTGATTTTCCCCAATTGAATGTTCACGAAGCAGCCCCCGTAGTGGCGGCGGAACTTGAGGGAACTTGCAATGAAACCGACATCAGAGAGCCCCCATGCGCGACTTTTGCGGAGGCTGGGACTTGGGGGAACGCAAACCGACAAGCTTGCCGGCGAGCGCGATTGGCGGCAGGACTTCCAAAGCCTCGATCAGCTTGAGGCGCGCGAGATAGCGAACATCGGCACAGTCAACACATACGCAGTTGGTGGCGTCGTGGTATTTGGCTGGCAGCAATTCCAAGGTGCAAACCTTGGGGCCGCGCTTGAGCAGCCCCGCGCGCTCCAGGCTGGCAAGTGTTCTGCCAATCTTTTTCTTACACCTGACGCCGATCCCGGCACCGATATTTCTATAGTTTGGCGGGACGCAATGGTTTTTCAGATGGGCTTGGAGGAGTACCATAGTTTTCTGTTGGAGAGGCGTAAGCGCGGTCATAGCGGATGCTCCGACACATGACCCAGGCGGCGATGGAGGCGGGCCGCATCATCTTCGCGGCGTTGCTTTTTGAAATCCCAGACGGCCAAGCCAGCGATCAGCAGGCCAAGGCCCATCAGCGCAGCGGCGCCAAGCAGAATAAATTCCCCCGCGTCCGCCCACATCATCCGTGTGCCCCGCAAAATATGTGCGCTTTTGATCTAAATCCACGGGCGGTAGGTTTATGACGCCCACATACACAAGACATTGGGACTACCCAATGTTGTCTTTCGGGCATAGTGTTTGCGCGCTGCGAATAGCGGCGGAGCTGTGTTGCACGCCACAAAAGAGGGCGGCCTTTATCGATGAGTGTCCACGCTTTGACGCGCGGGGTGCTTTTGGTCCCGCAGCTAGTCAAGATCATGCACGCGGAAATTGGGGCGAAGGCTTGCCGCAAACGGGGTGTTGGGCAGTTGCGCCGACAACTGGCCCAGGTTGGCGATCCCAACGACGAAGGCTCCCGGCGCATTCTCGCGGAGATTTGCAGGCATTGCCCGTTGAGTTGCGAGATGGCGCGGCGGGAACATTGAGTCATGCACGCCGCCTTGCGCCAAGGCGCTCCAGCATATCGATCTCGGCCTTAGTCGCATGAGCGATGGGGCCGAGTTTCACGCCGAGCTTGCGATAAATCTTGATGGCAAGGTCTTGGCCGGGCTGGCGAATGCCAGTGGAAATTTCGCTGGCGTAGGAACGGCTGATGCCCATTTCCTTCATCCCAGCGCGGAGCGACGCGGCAGTTTTCATGACGGGAGGTTCGCAAAACGCGAACTTAAAGGCAAGTGGAAAGTTCGCGATTTCGGTAACGACTCCCTATTTCGCATCTCGCACTATGCGAACATGGGGAAAAAGCACGCCAGGCCAGATCATTACCTGCGGGAGTGGCGGGAAGAACGGAAGCTGACCCAGGAGGCTCTAGCCGATCTGGTGGGCACCTCTAAATCCGTCATTAGCGAGCTGGAAAGCTCCAAGAAGGGGCTTTCGAACAAATGGCTTGCCCGCCTGGCCCCTGTCCTGATGACCACCAAGGGCGCGATCCTGGACTATCACCCTGATCTGGTGGACATGGAAATGCTCGACCATTTTCTTAAAGTCGGGAGCGCTGACCGCGACCAGGCTCTTAAGATACTGAAGACGTTTAATAAACGTGTTGGCTGAAGGGGGCGACATGCGCAAATTGGCATATATTCTTTTGTGCGCCGCAACACTAAACGGCTGTTCTATGACATCTTCCGTCATGGACACTGGCGGCGGCACCTATAGCGTTGTCGGTCAGGCCTCTCCGCTTAGGGGCGGGTCCGAGGAAGCCGCCCACAAGGAAGCTGTAGCCTTCTGTGCCCGATCTGGTGGGCATCCGGTAGTCCTAGGTAACGCCAGGCCCGTCTTTGGCAACAAGATCGAGATGCACTTTCGCTGCGAGGGATAGTATCCCCAGCCCGCTGCACGACACCAAAACGTCCTAAGGCCCTGTCCGCATTTCGCGAATAAGAAAGTTCGCGTTTTACGAACTTTGTGCTGGACATGTGGTTCGCGTTTTGCGAACATCCCTCCATCAACCGATGGAGATCACATGACCGACCGGAAGTATTGCGAGGATTGCAAGTTCTGCGACACGACCAGCGGCATGTCTTTGGCCCGCTGCGGAAATTCGAAGGCGCCAGAGACCAATATCGGTGATCGCTTCGTTGCGCGTCAGTTCGACAAGCCAAAGTTTGCATCGTCCGTTCGGCTGGAGGGCGCGCTTTGTGGCCCCGACGCGGCTTGGTTTGAGCCGAAGGCCAGCGAACAGGTGGCCGCATGACCGATCACCCCACCTCTATTTCTTTCCCCCGTGGCGCTGAATGCAATCGCACGGAAGCGGAATACAGAGCATCGCGCGCGGCTTCGCCGCTCCGCTTTGGGGTTGCCAGCATAATCGCCCTCTTTGCCAAGCCCAGCATGTCGGATGACCAACTTGGCGAGGAGTATAAGCTACAGCAACGGCTTTATGAGGCCATTGGCGATTTTCGCGCGGTCATGGAGTCCGTAAATCGTGGGTCCGCCGTAGCGCAAATCAATCTTACCGCCTTCGATGATTTTCTCCATGACGAGATGCCGAAAATTAGCTGGTGGGACGAGAAGATCAGTGATGCGAGGCGGACATGACTGGCGCATCTATTCCAACTTGGCTTTTGCCAACCGCAATCAGCAACCGCTACGAGTGCGCCTGTTGTGGCCGCTTTTATGACAAGACACCCGACGAAGAATTTCCCGATTATTGTGAGCCGTGTCCCACCGCCAAGATCATCAAATTTCCGCTGACAAAAGCGGACATGAACTATGCGGGATCGCGCCTATGACCCACCGAGACAAAATCATAGTCACCCTTGCTTGGTCCTGTGTCGGTATTACCGCTGCAATAACCATTGGGCTGGTGATGATGGGAGTGGCGGGATGAGTGGACGCAAGCAACGTATGTCCATGCGCGATGCAATGGCGGTTGTGGATGACGATATGCCAGACGGCGCCTATTGGGCAATGTGCCATGAAATGGCCGGGCTGGATTATGGCGACGGTTTTGATGAATTGGCGGGTGAGCCGGGACAACATCACGAAACGATTGCTGATGTTCGCCGCCGCAAGCCGTTCAAGTGCCTTTGCTGTCATAGGCGCTTCGCCTCGAAAGTCGGCTTGGAACAGCACAACCAAGCGACCGGGCACACTTTGGTTCACTGCCCAACTTGTTCAAAGAAATTTGGCGATGCTGCGGCGCTGAAACAGCACATGGCAATGAAGCACGAGGTCGCGGAATGACCCTCGATCCATACCGCCCAATCGACTGGCAGGCATTTGTCCTGATACCGACACCGCGCGCCCGCCGCAGGGCTTTTGCCGGTCGGGTGTTCATCATTTGTGTGCTGGCTGCCATTGGTGGCGGGCTGTGGGGAGTGAATTAGATGGGCGTTATGAGCCAAATCGCGGCAGAGAAAGAAGATGCTTTGAATGCTGCCCGCCTAGATTGGCAGGAAGCCTTCGCGAACCTGATGGAATACCAGGACCGCCACCCGCCCGCACATCGTAGCCCCCGCGAGATTGCAGAAGTGGCCCGCCTGGACAGCATTTGCGGCCTTATGAAGTACCGCTACGACATAGCCGAAAGCCAGAGGTACAAGCTGTGAGCGAGCATCAACTTGCCCGCGAAATCCGTGCCGCTCAAGTCCTCAAGGCTGCGCTATTGGAAGTGACGGACGATCCCGATGCATTGGCAGATACGATAGAAGGCGCGACCAATCTCCACGAAGCCATTGCCAAAGTCATGGACGGCATTGGCGAGGACGAAATCCTTCTGGCCGGCATTGATGTAGCGCAAAAAGCGCTATCAGGCCGGGAGATGCGCTTGAATGCGCGCGTGAACCGTCGCCGCTCCGCGATAGAGCGGGCGATGTCAGTTGGAGAATTGACCAAGCTGGAATTACCGCAGGCAACGCTATCGGTGCGGCGCTTGCCGCCCGCGCTCATCATTGATGATGAAACGCAGATTCCGGCTGTGTTCTGGGTATCGCAAGAACCCAAGCTTCACAAGAAAGCGCTGGCCGATGTTCTGAAAACTGGAAAGCCGGTACCGGGCGCCCATCTCGATAATGGCGGACAGACACTTTCGATACGGAGGGCGTGATGGACTTAGTAAAGCTTCATGCGCCATTCGCCCCAGAAAAGATTTCGTGGCGCGTCGGGCCAACTAGCGGTGACAAGACCAAGGGCATCGCGCTTGCCTATATAGACGCCCGCGACGTTCAGGATCGGCTGGACGAAGTGTGCGGCATTGGCGGCTGGCAATGTCGGTATGTTCCGATGCACGACAAAAAGACCGTGTGCGAGATTGGGGTTCGCGTTGGCGATGAATGGATATGGAAGGCCGATGGCGCGGGCGATACCGACATGGAGGCTGAGAAAGGCGCTCTGTCCGACGCCTTCAAGCGCGCCGCCGTTCGCTGGGGTATCGGCCGGTATCTCTATGACGTCGAAAATACCTGGATAAAGATTGAACCGGCGGGCAAGTCCTACAAGATTGCTGAGAGTGAATATGCCAAGCTGCGCGCCAGCCTGGGCGGCGGCCAAGTCCACACCGCTCGACCCGCGCCGGCAACCAGCGCGCCCGCTGCGGAGGCTCCTAAGCCTACAATGCCGCCGAAGGACTACGCCGCCCAATGCGAGGCGCGGATTGCCAACATCAAAACTCCGGATGATGCAAAGCGCTTTCGTGAAGCAAACTACGCAGGCCTTGCAAAGCTGGACACCACAGACCCGGAGCTATTCGAGCGAGTGAATAAGGCCCTCATCGCCAAAGAGGCCACGTTCAAGCTGGAAATGGCGCGCTGATGGAAACTCTATTTGTCCGCAGAGTTGGTAATGTTTTACACCCAGACGGCGCGGATTGCGCCGCAGTGGTGTCAAAGCTGCCATTCGGTAGGGCGATTAGGGTTGACTTAAAACAGCCTCGGAACGTCCGCTTTCATCGCCTCTATTGGGCATTGGTCAATCGCATCGCGGATGCGGTCGGGTCAGAGCCGGAAAACGTCTCCGATCTCCTCAAGATCGAAAGCGGACATTTCACCCTCGTTCGCTCCAAAAAGTATGGAGATTTACGCCTTCCGAAATCCATCTCGTTCGCACAAATGGACGAAATGGCCTTTCGCAAATTCTTTGATGGCTGTGTTCTGGTCATTGAAGCAAATTGGGGGGTGTCCAAACCTGACATTCTAGCGGCGGTAGAAGACCTTTTGCATCCGGTGGAAGCATGACCGGCCGCAGCGTTCCCGAATGGATCGGCGCGACACCTGACAGCAAGGTTCCTGACCGCGTGCGCCTTCGCGTGTTCGAAGCCTACGCCGGCCATTGCTATCTGTCAGGCCGCAAGATCAGGCCCGGCGATGCTTGGGACCTGGAAGACATTAAGGCCCTCTGCAACGGCGGCGAAAACCGCGAGAGCAACAAAGCGCCAGCCCTCCGCGACAAGCACAAGGAAAAGACAGCGCTAGACGTTGCCGAGAAATCCATGATCGCGCGGAAGCGTTCCAAGCATCTTGGGCTGGCGAAACCGAAACGGCCTTTTCCGAAGCGCGCGGACCCTTGGGGCAAGGAACGCAGAGCATGACCTTCATTTGCTTTATGCTGGTGGGTTGCACGGACGGCATCCCAGTGTGGCTGATCGGGCTCGCCATGCTCTGCGACACCGCCATCATAGGCGCTCTGATTTTTACCGGGGTCATCCATGCCTGAGCTTGAAATCCCAGCCTTCCTACGCCGCACACAACCAAAGGAACCAGCCATGACACTGCAAGCCAATGAACCACGCAAAGACGTTGCACCCACCAAGACCAGACAGTCCCGCAAGGACTGCTACACCGCCCGCATCACCGCCAAAATCCCCCTGGACATGACAAACGGCCAATCCCTGGTCGAAGCCATGGATGCGGTTAAGGGCTTGGCCAAGCATCTGCCGGCCGGGACGGTGATCGAGTGTCAGGCCGGAATGGGGAAGCTGTGACCATCTCTTTTTTTGGCCAGAAATTACATAAAGCAGCCGCTGCGGCCTGCAAGCTGGCTTGTTTAGCTATAGCTATTGCACCTCTGGCATTTGGCCAGATTTCTCCAAAAGCTTCGCAGCGATTTTTCCGCGACGCTGAAAATAAAGCCTTTCACCGACATTGCATCGCTGCTTTTGCGACGCGCGTTTGTGTCAATTCAAACCCAACTTAGGACGAGCGTTACTTGGACCGTTTTTCGCGCCTCTTTATTTCACGCTCGACCGCTTCGCGGACGAAGGCGGCGCGTGGCTCCTTGTCATCCCGGAGCGCGTCTATCCGTTCCAGCGTCCCTTCCGGGAACTTGGCCAAATACACCTCGGCATTGATCTGTTTTCTACCCATACCAGCCATATTATATCGTATATACTCTATTGACAAGGCCATAATAGAGTATATCTTCTATCCCGAACAAGGGAGACGGATATGACCATCACCGAAACAAGCCTTAAGGTTTTTCTCGCTTATGCCCGTGATGCGGGTAATTGGTCCGGCACCCCGCTGGTTGGCGGTAATGTCGGCGGCGGCACAGCCGAACGTGGCAATCTTACCCAGCTAAAACAGGCCGGTCTTATCACGACCTTCTACGACGAAGGCTGCACTTGGATCACGTTCACTGATGCGGGCAAAGCGCTCGCCGCTTCGAATGGCGTCGATTTGAAGGGGTGGGTCTAATGACTTACGCAGCTAACCGCCAGGCGAAGAAAGAAAACGAAGCCTTCCATCGGGGCCAACTGGATTACAAGCTCGGAAAGGCGCGCGCCGAAAATCCATATAGTTCTATCCGGAGTCCCCGTTCCTGGGAGGCGTGGAACGAAGGCTGGGAAGACATTGCGGAGCATGGTGCGTGAACGGAGCAGCAATCCGGGGCCATGGCCCGAAACTGTTGTGGCGGTCGGAGAAAATTAGTGCCGACGTTCGTGGGCAGCGAATAGCCCTCACCGAGTTATAGAGAGCGAGCGCATTTCATGACAACGCAGGAAGGCAAGGAAGTCATCGACATGCTCAAGGGCGTGATCGAGTTCGTCGCCATCACGGAAACGGGTATGGACGCCCTGGGCCAAGAGATCGACAGGCTGCGCGCCGACAATGAGAAATTGCGCGATGCGCTTTCCCCCTTTGCCGACTTTGCCGGTCAGCCCGTTGGGCGGCCACCAGATGACATGGTTCTGACGAATGGCTCTCGCATGGCCCGCCGCCAACTGACGATGCGGGATTGCCGGATCGCTGCCGAAGTCTTTAGCGCAACAGCACCGTAGGGGAGCGATGGCAGTGAAGATTACCAAGCGCATGTTGGAGAAGGCGGAAATCGCGGTGTCTAATTTTCTGGACGAACGCGCCCCAGCCGCCGCGCTTCCCGGCGGCGTCCAGCTTTTCGCTGATCCCGGCGATCACCTGGACCCCGAGTTCAAACATGAGAAGGGCTGCAACGATCTGGCCTGCGCGGTCCTAACCGCCGCCCTCACTCGTTCCAATGCCAAGAAACCTTAGAGGCGAGCCGCTGGATGACAAACCAGAAGATCAAGCCGTGCCCGAAGTGCCAAAGCGCCGACTATATCGGCGTGGCCAGCTATGACACCGGCTCCCGCCGCGTCGAATGTGACGCGCCCGGCTGCTGGTACATCGGCCCGCTGGATAGCACCAAGCGCAACGCCATCAAGCGGCACAACGAACGATGCGCCCGCGATGCTAAGTCGCGGCACGCCAATGCTGGCTTGGCCAGCGTCACATCCTAGGAGCGCCAGCCATGACACTTAAGGCATGTCCATTCTGCGGCGGTGAAGGCGAGCGGGTCGAGTTGTCGGACCCTGGCAATGAGGGTGGGACCTGCATCGCCTGCAAGCGGTGCGGCGCATGTACGGCTGTCTACTTCGACCGGAAAGAGAACCTTGAGTCCTCTTGGAATGATCGGGCTGTCACCGACGATATGGTGAAGCGCGCCCTACAGGGCTTCGACACCGGCACGGGCGATCCGAACGACTACCGGCGCCGTATGCGCGCCGCCCTTGAAGCTGCCCTTAACCCCTCACCGTAAGCGAGCGCCTGCATGGACACCTACATCACCCTGGCCGCCATCGGTATCGCAATGGCCCTGTGCTTCGGGCTTGGCTACTTGCGCGGGCGGCATGACACTGAGCAGCAACGGCGCAAAGCCAATTTCTGAGGAGCGTCTATGTCACAGGAAGATGACGACCTGAAAGCTGGTGATGCCTTTCGAGATACGCTGCTTGATCGCGCTGACGGCTATGACGAAAGCGGGGCGCCGCTCTGGTTTGGTTGGGCGATCATGGCCGCTTTTCTTGCGGGCGCTGAATACGCCCGTTCCACTTCAAAGAAACCTTAGAGGCGAGCGATCAAATGGACTTCTGGCTGTCGATTGGAATTTTTGTCCTAGCCGCCATCGGCCTTTTCAGTTTGTTCGCCCGCAGCGTCACGAACAAGAACGGATAAATGGAGCGACAGGTGCAAAGCTTAGATCGTTTTCTTTTCAGGGTTCTTTCCGGCATGGCCTTTGTGTGCATGTGCAAATTTTTACTTTCGTAGGGAGCGCATTTCGTGACGGTGACCATCATCAACGCAGATTGCCGCGAAGCCCTGAAGGGGCTGGCGGATGCGTCGGTGCAGGCCTGCGTCACAAGCCCGCCATACTTCGGCCTTCGGGACTATGGCGTTGACGGGCAGATAGGGCTCGAGATCTCGCCGCAGGCATTCGTCGCTGAAATGGTGGCGGTCTTTCGGGAAGTTCGCCGCGTGTTGCGCGATGACGGTACGCTATGGCTCAACCTGGGCGACAGCTACGCCAGCCAAGGCGGCGCGAAACAGACGCCGCACCTGGGAAAGCACTTTGTGGACCGGGCGCGCGGCAAGGAAGTAATCAGCCGCAGCAAGCGCCTCCCCCGTGGCGAAGGCCGCTGGGGTGGCGGCGGCGCGGCCGTCGGCGAAGGTTTGAAGCCCAAGGATCTAATGGGCATTCCGTGGCGGGTCGCGTTCGCGCTGCAGGATGACGGCTGGTATCTGCGCCAAGACATTATCTGGTCGAAGCCAAACCCAATGCCGGAGTCGGTGCTGGACCGCTGCACAAAGGCGCACGAATACCTATTCCTCTTGTCGAAGTCCGCGACTTATTATTTCAACGCCGATGCCATCGCGGAGCCGTTAGCCGCTTCCAGTGTCTCCCGGCTCGCTCAGGACATTGCCGGCCAGCAGGGTTCTGACCGGGTGCCAGGGAAGAGCAACGGTCCTATGAAGGCGGTCCGCGCCAAGGGCAACCGCAAGACCTTTCGGGGCGGCGGGATCTATACCCAAGGCCAAAGTTTCGACAATGACGCTGTGCCGGCGAACGATAGCGTGGGCAACGAGCCCAACGAGAAAGACACCCGCAACCGTCGCAGCGTGTGGACGATTGCCACACAGCCTTTCAAGGAAGCGCACTTCGCCACCTTCCCGCCCCAGCTCGTAGAACCCTGCATCATGGCCGGGTCACCTATCGGCGGCCTGGTGCTCGACCCGTTCGGCGGCGCCGGCACCACAGGGATGGTGGCTGACCGGCTGCAGCAGGATGCCGTCCTTATAGAACTCAACCCGGAATATGCCGCCCTCGCGCGGCGCAGGATCAACGCAGACGTGCCCGGCCCATTGCTGCCGGCCGCCGTCGCATAAGGGAGCGCAGTCCGTGAAGATTTGGTGCTGCCAATGCGGAAAGGATGTAGGGGCCCGGCTAACGACCGGCGCTGAGACATACCCGCACCGGCCTGACTTGGCCGAATTGCCATTTTGGAAGTGCGACGGATGCGGCAATCATGTCGGCACCCACCACAAAACCAGAAGCCGCACCAAGCCGCTTGGAACCATCCCGTCACGCGAGATGAAAAAAGCGCGGACCCACATCCACCAGCTTATTGATCCTGTCTGGCGAAGTCGCCGCATGAGCCGCAACCAGATTTACGCGCATCTAACTTCGGTGTTGGGGCGGCAATATCACACAGCCGACCTGCGGACGCTGGACGAAGCCCGCATGATTTATGCGGCGGCCAAAGCATTTGTGAAATCTTGAGGAGCGTTCCGAATGATCCATGACAGAGATTGCGAGTGGCAGGTGTCGCGGGGGAAGTGCTCCTGCGGGCTGCACCAACCGCCCCAGCCTGAACCCAGCGGATTAGGTGCTGCTGTCAGGGCGGCGCGTGAAGAAGCAACCGGCAAAAAAGAACCCGTCGCGCCCAAGCGCGGCTTCGCCTGAAGGAGCCTCCATGAGCATTGAAAAGGGATTGCGAGATTGGGCAGCAGACATCCGCAAGAACACCAAGGGCCAAGACGTGTCTGCAAGCTGGGTCGAGGCGGCAGCCGACCTGGACGCTGCGGCGACGGAGATAGAGCGGCTGCGCGCCCGCCTTGCGGACTGCGAAACATCACTGAATATTTTCGATGAAGGCCGGGTGTCCGAATACTGGATGCGTCACGGCGACAACCAACAGTAGGCGAGCGCCAGGAATGTGTTTGCACCGAAACAAAGCCGAGAAGGGCGCCGCGAGCGGGGAATATGTCGTCTGCACCGATTGCGGGCAGACGCTTGGCCGCGTCCATGACCTTAAATGTCACCCGCCATACTTCGCTGCCGTGAAGCGCGGACACAAATCTTTCGAGGTTCGCCTGGATGACCGGGACTATCACCCCGGCGACTGGCTCCGGTTGCGGGAATGGACGCCGGATGAACAATACACCGGCGCCCAAGTCACCAAGGAAGTGACCTATCTGATGAAGGGGGGCGCCTTCGGTGTCGCGCCTGATTATGTCGTGATGGCAATCCGCCATCCTGGATCATAGGAGCCTATGAACATGTCACGCCGAACAGTCACTACGTTGGCACTCATAACCACCAGCGCGCGAGGTTGCGGTATGTCCGCAGACGGTGACCGGAAGCGGTGCAACGCTGCGCCGGGCCAGTGGGCATGTAGCCCGGCACTTATCTGAGGAGCGATAGCCATGAAGCTGGAACAAGGAAAGCGGTATGCCTCGCGCACTGGCGAGACGACAACCCCGCTCATCAAGAACCGAAACGGGAATTTCCAGGGCAAGCTTGGCCGCAAGGACTTTTCGTGGGGGCCGGACGGCACGTTTGGCTTTGGCACCGACAGCGACACCGTTTTGGTGCGCGAAGTCACCGAGTAGGAGCGCAGAATGGGAGAAGTTGTCACACTCGAAAACGGCAACGGCAAATGCCCAGAATGCGGGCTGCCGATTGTCGAGTGCAACGCCCAGGCCATAGGCTGCGAGGCGGCACAAAACTATCTTATCGAAAACGGCTACCAGCATCCTGCCGCCAAAGAAGCGGCGGAGCGCTTGGTGCCATTCAACAAGCCACCGGCATAGGAACATGGCCGACATCATCGCTCTGGCTGACCGGAAGCAAGACCCGCAAATCGCGGGTGAGGCTCGCTGTGTCCCGTGTGGGCGTGAGTTTGTGTCTGTCGCGCCTGTCGGGACGGTCTGGTTGCGCTGCCCGTCCTGCAACACCGAACGGG